GTTACTGTCTCTTGATCCGAATTCCGTGCTTAATATTGTACATATATTGTAGCTTGGTGTTGGTGGCACACTTTGATTCCCTATGCCTGACCAGTCAGCCGAGTTATAACCCTTCATCCAAAAGGAAATAGTTACAACATCAGGATAAGCATTGTAACCATAGCCCATGCCTGATCTTGATTCAAAGTCATTTTTAAAAGGCTGATAATTAGGAAAGCCAAGGCCTGAGCCAGCAAGACTCCAGCGTGCTGGGTTACTGCCTTTAGTACCCATCTCTAATGCTCCGATAATATGAGGTCCACCACCACCACCACCACCACTTGAAACCATCGCTGGGTTTCCAAAAGGTCCACTCATGTTACTCTCCTATGCAAATTCAAGCTGTGGTGCGCCAAGCAAAATGCTGCCTGATGCTTGGACAACGTAAGGAACGATATCCACTGCGTTAGCTGTTGTTGAAAGGGTGATACCAGCCGCACCAGCGGTCTTGTACGCACTGCCAAGGCTCAGTGTGCGAGAGCCTGTTGCATCTTGTACAAAGACAAAGAAGCCTACCTGACCGACCTTTTCTGATGATGCAGATGGGTTAGCCAGTGTAGTGTTGGTACTTAGTGTCCAAATGAAGTTCTGATAAGCAGACATATCAGGTGCAGGATTTGCGCTTACATTTGCCGTTTGTGTGGATGCGACTGCCGATCCACCGATTTCTGCACCATAGACTGTGGTGGAGAACTTAAGTGAGTTGTCGTAATATAGCCGAACTAGGTTATCATCGTGAAAACTTGCTAATTGTTCAAGACCATCGGCAGACCGTATGATTAAAGCATTGCTGGCTTGTAGGTACAGATTTCCAGTGCCGCTATCTGTAATGTAAGAATTACTACCATCGTGGTTGATAGTTAAATCACCGCCAGTTCCAAAAACAGCAGCGTCATTGTCGCCAAAAGACACGTTACCAGTAACTGCACCACCAGTGGTCATCAACGCACCAGCGGCTGCAACATTGGTTGCGTCTGTCACATCGGCTGATGCTTCGATACCAGTTAGTTTAATCTTCTCAGCATCTGTATAGGCATTTGTGTCAGCTTGAGCTTCGTAAGCTGTTTTGATTTCTGCACCTGTCTGGTCGGCAGTTGCACCAGCCTCGATAGCTGTCAGCTTTGTCTTCTCAGCATCTGTATAGGCATTTGTGTTAGCTTCGGCTTCGTAGGCTGCTTTGATTTCCGCGCCAGTTTGGTCAGCAGTTGCGCTGGTCTCAATAGCTGTCAGCTTTGTCTTTTCAGCGTCAGTGAAAGCGTTGGTGTTCGCTTCGGCCTCATAAGCTGCCTTGATTTCCGCGCCTGTCTGATCAGCAGTTGCACTGGTCTCTATGGTGTCTAGCTTAGTGCCATCTGCTGCAACATCACGACCATTCACCATAACAAATGATGGTGAACTTGTTGTGTCTACAGCTTGGTCTGCTGTGTACGTTGTAAAGCCACTATCGTTGGTTAGCGTTGAGATGTTATCCGCTGGCTGCGTTGCTGAAGCTGCCAAAGCACCCTGCGCTGCCGTAGCGTAATCAGTGTCGGCTGTTGTTGCTGCTGTACCCAGACCCAAGTTCACCCGCGCAGATGATGCGCTTGCTAAGTCACTCAGGTCGTTAGCTGCAAGTAAAGCACCAGAGCCTGATGCGCTGATGTAAGCTGCTGTCCATGCGCTACCATCCCAGACTTTCATAGCTCCGGCGGTTGTATCAAAGACTAACGCACCACTTACAAGAGCATTGCCGTCATTGTCTGTTGTTGGAACGGACGCTTTCGGGCCAAGGTACTGATCCGTAAACTGGTCGAGTGCCAACTCAGCACCAGCTTGAGCAGTCTGTGCTGAAGTTACACTTGTAGATAAGTTAGAAGCATCTAAACCAGTCTGGATGCGATCCGCTGCGACTTGCGCTGCATCGGTAGCGACTTGGGCTGCATCGGTAGCGACTTGGGCTGCATTTGCTGTTACGCCAGCCGAGGCAGCAGCAGCAGCAGAGGCTGTTGAGGCATCTGTGCCAGTTTGGATGCGATCTGCTGCAACTTGGGCGGCATCCGTAGTAACTTGCGCTGCGCTGCTGGCAACGGTTGTGGCTGAACTTGTTACAGACGCACGGTCTAATCCGGTTTGAACACGGTCTGCGGCTGTCTGGACGGCATCGGCGGCTGTAGATACAGCGTTTGCTGCTGTGTTAGTAGCATTAGTGTTAGTTGTCGCCACACTTGTTGCAATTGTCCCCAAACCACTTTGCGCTGTTGCGGCTGAAGCAGTGGCTGCGTTCTGAGACAATAGGGCAGCGGCGGCACTTGCTGCGGCATTTGTTTCTGAGGTTTTAGCGGCAGTTACTGAAGTCTGAATTGTGTTTTGGACTGTAGCGGTCGTGCCTGTCAGCCCATAGAAACTGGTGTTTGCCATCTTTTGTTCCCTTTAATAATCGTAATCTTGGAATGTGTATGTGGGGAGTATGGCCTGTGTACCGCCATTAAGTTCTTGATCATTCGCCATCTCTTGATGTTCAGCCATGAATTGATTGAACTTCCCTTCAAACAGAGCAGCGCGTTCATCCAAATAGTAATCAGCCGCAAAAGTAAGGGCTGCATAGATAATCAGTTCTGAGGCGACAAGCGTCATTGGAGTTGTATCTGTAGGATTAACCAAAGCTGGCATCTCAGCATAATAATATAACGTCAGTGATCCGCTGGTAGGCTGTGGATACAAATGAAGATCAGGACCAATGCGTGTGTAAAACACAGGGTTCCCAGCGTAATTAGCTTGGTCTAGTTGTCTAAAGCGTTTCATTGAGACACGCTGCACCTCATAAGCACCTTGATAGAGGCTAATCGTTTCTAGGAAATCTGCTGGTAACGTGATTGTGCTTGTCAAAGCTGTGATGTTCACGACAAAGGTTTTCTCTTGCATTGGTGTTCTTAGAGACCTTTGAATACGGGCGATACCTTGATCAATAAACGTAGTCGTTAGGGCTGTAGTGATGTCGTTTCTGTTTAGAAGACTATTGAAATGACTTTTGATATCGCCGTAGTTCATAGCTTATGCCTTTCCAGTTTTAGGCGGCTTTGCGGTTTTTGCAGCTTTCTTAAAAGACGCTGCTGTCGGCGCACCTTTTGCGCCAACCTTCCGCATCTTCTCGCCAGAACCAGCAGCTATCCGCGCTCTTTTCTTGTGGATGTTATTATACAAACTCATCAGACGCTCTTTTCTGTTGCCATGAAGCCATCAAGGTTTTCTGTCTTGAGCTTCTTTATGATTTCTTTGAAAGGGATTGATCCGTCCATTATGTCAAACCCCTCTTTCTTCCACTTCTCGACAAAGATGACTGGGATCGAGGCGACATGCTGGTAGTCACCTTCACGCTTTCCCATGCTGTTGTCGCGCTTGTCTTTTAGATCATCGAGAAATGCTTGGCTGATGCTCTGGCTATCAGTTCTCACTAAGTTACCAGCCTCTTCACTGAAGTCGTTTTGAACTCCAACAAGGTCAATCTTTTTATTCATTTTTATCCCCTTGGTGTTTAGACAAAAGAAAACCCCCAGAAGCATGAGCCTCTGAGGGTTTGTGTAGGCGTGAGGGGTAGCGGTAAGGAGAGCAGAATCCGCTAGGACTCCCCTCACTCCTATCCGCTACACTTAGGTCAGTGCGTTGATTTGGCCTGATCCAAGTGGATTCTTGTGCATGAGGCCAAGTTCCCCGACTACCATGTGGGTGTCTGAGTCGCCTGTCTTTGCGAGTAATGTACGCGCAAACGGACGAAGAGACGCTGTACGCCACATTGATGGGTCAAGCAGGAACGCATGGTCTGTCATCTGGTGGCGGTTCAGAACCACTTTGTACTCACCAAAGGGTGACACATACAAATTAACAACATTCGTGAGAGTTTTGTTACCATCATTGAACTCACGGCTACGTCCAGCAGCACCTGTGAAGGCAGAAATGATAAGAGAATCTGCGGGTTTGACCATAAGAATGGTTGCATCGCCGCCGTTGTTGTAGACGTTCTGACCAGTAGTTGTGATCATGGCTTCAGTTAGAGCCGCTGTACCACCAGCAGTGGTGTTGGCTGCACCAATCAACTGATCGGCTGAGTCCATCTCACGGGCTGTTGACGCGCTACCAGCATTACCTGCGTTAGAGGAACCAACAAAGGCAAATTCTACGTCTTTCTTGATCTCTTTTAGGGCTTTCGATAGCTGATATGCTGTCTCTTTAGCTCTACCGTATGCTTTTACAGCATCAGCGGTTGCTGATACTTGGAAAGTCTTTTGTAGAATCTGGGTGTTACCAGTGATCATGGTTGTTGGGATTGCTGTACCTGCTGACGCTGTAAAGCCCTCAAGCTGTGCGTTTGCGGCTGCGGCGGCAAGTGAGTCAGTCTGATATTGATACTGACGCGCATGTACTTTCTCTGATTTGATCATAGAGTACATAGGTGTATCAGTTGGTGTGATATCAGAAATGATGTTAGATACGTCCTCAGCGAGTCCGATCTGTTCGTAGGTCTTGTAAATTGCCATTGTGGGGTTTTTCCCTTCTTATCTGGCTATGTGGTTTTATGCTTCCCAGTTACCTAAGATAGCTGCTGCAATGTCATCGAGGTCACGACCACCACTCTGCACCATGCGCTGCCGAGCTTTCTCGGCTGATGCTTTTGCAGATGACTTATTGTCTGGTGAGCGTTTACTGCGAAGAACCGTTTTGGAAGCTGCACTCTTTTTCTTCTTTACCAAGGCTACTTTCTTACCTTCGTCATACAGTCGAGCCTTATTGATCAACATGATCACTGAAGGGTCTACATACTGGTCAACTTGGTCTTGGGGCAGTCCGTTGGCTACAGCGTAACTACGAATGTCGTCATACAACTTGTTACTCCAGTCAGGTAATTCCTCTTGGAGCTTAGACACGCAATCTTTAGCAGCGTCCTGCATCGCGGTCTTTTGTTCTTGTTTGACATCATTGTAGAAACTGTCTGCTTCTTCATTAAGGAACTTCAAGTCATTAAAAGCGTCTTGAGCTTCTTTTCTGAGTTGAGCAAAGTCTTCCGTTTCCATTGTCTTGCTGGCAACAAGCATGTCTACTTCTGAGTAGGGCTTATAGCGTTCTTGAGCCTTTTCCAGCATCTTTTGGAAAACGATATGGTTCTTCTCGATGCTTGCCTCAACATCTTTACGTTGGGAAGCGACAAGCTGAGACTTTTGGGTGAGACTAGCTTCTTGACCTGCCAATCGCTTGAGATTTGCCAAAGATACCTTCTTAGATTCTCCAGCAACGACAACATCAATTTCAAGATCATCAGACAGTTCAACAGGCTCATCACCCGCCTCATCGTCTTCTGTATCATCATCTGTATCATCGTCTTCTGTTGCCTCTTCATCAGGGTCTTCTGCATCCTCATCAGGATCGTCAGTTTCCGTAATCTCTTCTTCCTCAACAATGTCCGTGGTCTCTTCTGGACTCTCTTGAGGTGCCTCTGCTTCGTCTTCAGATGGCTGGTTCTCAGCGTCTTCCCACTTCGCAAGGATGGCTTCTTCTGCATCGAGGGGGAAACCCTCATTCGGGTTGTTGTTTTCTTGCACGTTAGACATGGTGCCTATTCAACCTCTTCGTTGTTGTCACGATCATTCTTGGCGATAATCTCATTCTTCACCGATACTTGCTGCTGCAAGGTCGAAACGATATCTACCAAGGCTCTGTAATGTGCGTAGCTACGCTCTCGCGCCTCTGTATCCTCTGGCTTAGAGTTTACAAACGCTTGGAAAGTGCTTTGCACCATTCTGTCGATAGTCCCAGAGAAAGCCTCAGTGCCTAGCATTTGCTCTGATGCTTCTCCGTGACGAATCAACTGCTCTTCTTCGTTACTCATTGTCTCTCCTTATCCCGTTGGGGATGCTATTCCTCTTAGGTCTTCAGCAGTGCGGAGTATCTGTAGTTCGCTTGAGTCAATGAACTGCTTGAACTTGAACTGCTGTTCTTTGAGGTCTTGGTTGTCGCTTTGTAGAGCGTGTTGTGCTTGTGCTTTCATTTGCTCAAGCTCCATCTTCATCTGCGCTACCTGCGCGTCTACCTGTGCCTTCGCCTCTGCAACTGCTGTCTGGCGTTCTTGAAGCTCAATTTGCTTCTGTGCCATTTGCATCTGCATCTCTTGTGCAGGGTCAGGCTGTGGCGGCGGTAGCTGATCAGGCGGTGTGAGGTAATCACTGACATTCATAATGCCAGCCTTCTCCATCACATCCTTGACCAATGCGTAGGCGTTCTGAGGCTGGTACATGCCTTGCAGGATTGGGTCTTGTGAGAACATCTGGTGCATCATTAGATGCTTCTGGCTCTCTGCTTCCTGCTCACCATATCCAAGGTGTAGCTGGACCATAACGTCTCTCTTACTGTCCCATACAGATGGGTTCACCTGCACATACTCACCTGACAAGTCGATGATCTTCTGCTGATCTTCATTCTCGACAACAAGCTGATAAATTAGATGGAACAGCGGTTTGACGAATTGGTTAGCAAAGTTCCTAGCAATGATCTTCTGCCGCTGCTGCGACATGGTGGCGAGTTGCTCAACCATTGCGGCACTGTTTTGGTGCGAGATGGCATCCTTATTCAACCCTTGGCTGAGTCTGCTGACACCTGAGTTGTCTTCCTTGTCCTCATCGAGAAGCTGTAGTGTCTGGAATACAAACGGGTTCAGTGATGCTTGCGGCATTGGGCTGATAGCATCGACCCTGCTTACATTAACCAAACCACCAACTCGGTTGTCGATAAGTTCGCGTGGGTTCGTTAGGCCACCTTTGACAACCATATACCTTGGGTTATTGGTGATCATTGCGTGGTCTAGGATCGACCTAGTTAGGATTGTCCGAGCGTTCTGGGTTGCAACTAGCTTTTCAGCAAAGTTACTGCCGTAAAAAGCATGGGGGATAGGAAGAGGTGTAAAGACCACAAACGGTAGACGGTCTACTTCTTCTTTCTCAAGTATTGCGTTTCCAGCCTTCAAGATACGATGCAGCTTGGCAATTCCCGTACCTTCAATGTCTAGGTTGATGTAGATTTCGTAGACCATGATTGTGCGAACTTGGTCTTGGTAGCCTCGGCTGCTATTGCCTCTGTCTGAGCCAATGTTGTCGAAACGTGCCAAAAGCTCCGCATCTGTCTCTAGCTCTACATCCTCATGACCCTCACCGATGCTGTCTAGGGTATCCTCATCAAAACCCATGTCCCGAAGCTCTGAGAGAGTCTTGCGGGTTCTGTGTGCAACAAAGTTGGCTTTCTCTAGGCTTACAGCTTGGCTCTCTATCAAGAACTCTTCTGGCGGGATGGCCTCAACAACAACCTGACTGGTAGATACTGGTGAAGACACCACACCACTGATCAAGCCGTTTTCGTCCTCATCGCTTTCGACAAGTTCAACATCGTCTTCAGCTAAGACCATATCGAGTTCGCTTTGGGAAAGACCCTCGAACTCTTGTAGGTCTTCCTCGCTGCTCTCCTGCCAGAATACTTTTGCAATACCTGCTCTGGCTACAAGACCATCGTGGATCACTGAGCGAAATAGACCAAAACCGTCATTTTGCCGGAACAGTACGAAGTCTGTATATGCGCTACAGACAGACGCTAGTTGAACATCCTCTGGCCCTTGCGGAGCAAACTTAACGATGCGGCTACCGCTTGAGAACGTCTCCAGCAGCGCGGCTTTCATAGACTCTACTGTGTCATAGACATCTTGAGAGACGTAGCGGCTGTTGCCATCATGTGCTGGCTTTGGAAGCGCGGCATTGTAGTAGTCAGTGACCTTCTTACGCTCACGGGCTAGGTCACTATCGAATGAGCCGATGGACTGCCGTATGTTTGAGTCCAGAATAGCTACAATCTCATCGTCTTCTAGCTTTTCGTATTCTTCTACTTTTGCCATATCTTAGACCATTTCCAAGTAAAGTTCATGTGGTGTCTCCACGGGTTCCCAAGCTCCTTCGTGAACATGGTTTGCCAGAGCAAGAGCCATCACACAGTCATCAAAGCAAGAAGGTTCAGCTTCCATCGCACCTGTTTCGGTAACGATGTAAGTCATGAGTTCTCTGATCGTCACAGCGTCATTTAGCTCTAGCTCACCCTCGCGTAATGCTGCGCGAAGCTGGTCTATGATCAGAGGTTTTGTCTTTGAAGAAGTAGTGAAGCCGAGCTTGACTGTTTCTCGGTCTGTGAGCTTATCTACCTGCACTTCTGTGTAGAAGTTAGGGTAAGCAAAGTCTTTTCCAAGTCGTGTGCAAGTCAGGATGCCGTGAGAGTTGTTCTCAACAATGATAAACGCTTCATTGTAATACTCGCCAAGTGCTTTAAGGACTTGGGCGAAGTAGTCAGGGTGGACATGACCACGCCATATGGCAACCTGCCGTTTCTTCGAGTCGAGTACCTGTGCAACGGAGTAGTCTCCATTTCGGATACCCATACTTGAATCTGCGCCAATGACATACTGCATGCCCTCATCATGTTTGCGGTAAGTGGTTAGTTCTCCCCTGATATTAGGCAGAAACTCCTCACCCTCTAAAGCCAGCCGGTCTTCTACATCCCTTGAGTTTTCAAGTGACTTCTGAAGCTGCTGGGGATTGAAAACGGGACGACCAGTCGTCAAGAACGCTTCAGAAGGCTCCGAAGGGTATTCTTGATGAAATAGGTCGATCCCGTTTTGAGCGATCTTCCGTCTGCGGAACATAAGTTGTTCATCTGAGAGATTGTACTTCTCAGAGAGTTCCTGCTCATCTGGAGTTCGCTCGAAGTTCAGTGGTACTTCCTCGATGTAAGTGGGGTCCACAAACCAAGGAATAAAAACAGGTACAAAGCCGTTTGTGCCTTCTACCGCGCCTCTCCACATATCATGGTAAATACCTGTTACACCATTCGCCGTGCTCTCGATAAAGACAGCAGTGCCAGCAGTATTCGGTACAGCTTGAGCCAGACCATTCCATATGTCCTGTGCGGTTGACTTAGGCCAGAAGGCCAGTTCAGAAGCGTGGACATGTGTGAGGGTTTCCCCTCTACCAACGGAATCACCACCTGCTGTGGCAACGACATAGCTCGAATCAAGGACATCAAAGGATAGTTCCCTTCTACTACTGTATTTAGTGTGAGGTTTCAGTATGTCAGGACAGTGTTCGTGGTAACGCTTCGTTAGGTCAAACAAAGCCCTTGTACTGTCTGCGTGGTGAGTAATCACCATTGCTTTTCGGGCTTTTTGTTGAGACACAGAAAAGTAAAGGTAGCCGCCCGTGTAGGTCGAAAGACCCTGCTGCCTTGCCTTTAGGATGATAATCCTAATCTTGCCTTCATTTTGGAGTTGTTTGGTTACAGCTTCATCTAGGATTTGCTGTGCTGGGTTGAGTTTTAGCGGAGCAATCTCACCAGCTTTTGTTCTGATAGACAGCGCAGAACGCGCATAAAAAGGAAACTCAGATAGTAGACGCTTACGAACCTGCTTTAGTTTCTGATCCATCATCGTCTTCAACTAGCAGTGAAGCTAGGAAGTCTTCTGCCCGTGCGACTGCAACTTCAGATTTAGCCACAGGCTTCTGTTTACAAAAGTCTAACACTAGCCGTGCGGCTGATAGACGCTCACGGGTTTCGCCCTGCATACGCATGACCTCTACCGCTGTGCCTAGTGCTTCTTTTGCATAATCATCTTCTACACCATACTTTTGTGACATGATTTCTACTACCTTTTCTGCTTCCTTTTTAACTTTCGCTCGGAGATTATCGGCTTGCTCTTTCCGTAAACCATCTGGAACGCCTTTAGGCCGACCAGCGTTTTTCCTACGCTTGGTTGACCACTGCTTTCTTAGCTCTCGACCCTCTGGGGTTTCCATTAGAGTCGAGAAGTAGTTTTGTTTAGGTGCGCGTTGGGGACATGCGCCGTTGCCCTTTGTGGGTGGCGATTTCAATCGCGGGTTCTTAGGTGC